AAACTTTTTTTAGAATATCGGTAATACTTTGATTACCGATATACTTTGAACAGGACGAAACAGAGTGTTATTTAATGAAACTCATGCTTCAGGAATTGCGAAAAGCCGCTGGATTAAGCCAGCAAGAAATAGCAGAAGCGCTGGGTATGCCGCGCAGAACATACGGGTCATATGAGCGCGGTGAACGTTCTATTAACCTCAAGCTCGCTGCCGCCATCTGCAACGTACTTGGATGCACGCCAAACGATCTAGTTGGGTGGCCGATAGAAGGTCTTACGTACGATGAAGCCGATTTGGTGAAGAGTTACAAGGCCTGTGATACTCCCACCCGTGCAAGCGTCCTGATGGTAGCCAGGAACGGTGCTCTCGCATCTGCTAGTCAAGCGGAACAAGCGCCCGGACTTGACCGTAGTGAAATAGCCTAGAGAACCGGAGGTGTGCAGGATGACAGCACGCGCACGCCGCCGCTCGTGGGGTTCAGTGACAGAAATCACGCGCGGGAAGAAATACGTAATCAGATGGATGGAGAACACGCCGCGTGGCCGTATGCGCCGCTCCAAAACGATTTGGGGCACGTACCGCGAAGCCTGCCTAGAGCTTGATAAGAAGCACGTAGAGCACGCAGAAGACAAGCCCACGCCAACCGTGAGACGCGCCTATGAAATGTGGGTGCTGCCATTGCTTAACAAGCGATTGGAGACGGGCACGCTCGCCCCAAGCTCATACAAGACGATTGTGACCTCATGGGATAAGTTCGTTAATCAAAGGTGGGGCGATTCGCCCATCGATACCGTTCGGGCTGTTGATGTGCAGGAATGGATATTGACGCTCAATAGGGGCAACGCAGAATGCTCCCTGCGCTGTCTGTCGCGTGTGTTCGAGCGCGCCGCTACATTCATGCCGCTACCCATGAATCCGTTTAGTGCAAATATCAAATATGAGATGCCGCTTGCATCGCGCACGCGCTCAAAACAGGTGTACACGCTCGCCCAGGCAGAACAGGTGCTAGAGAAATTGCACGGCACGATTATGGAAGCGCCGTTCATCCTCGCCTGCTTCGCGGGGTGCCGTCCAGCAGAATCGTTGGCCGTCCGTGTGAATGATATTCAGGTTATCGACGTGGATGGCATCGATGTTTGCGCGGTATCGATTGAGCGCCAGGTATGCGCTAATGGCGAAGTAACGGAACGTATGAAGACAAAACAGAGCAGACGCACCACGTTCGTGCTACCGCAAGCCGCCCATCGTCTGATACAGATAAGAGACGAATACGTATCACAGGGGCGCGAGTGGTTGAGTGATCGCGGCGATGGTCTGCCACTTGGACGAATCCAGAACAACAATTGGTGGCGCGGCCATTGCAAGAGACATGGATTGAGATATATACCATGGTCGAACCTGCGCAATTCGTGGCGCACGATTTGCGAGATTGAGCTGCGAATGCCGTGGGACTTATGCGAATTAATGATGGGTCACGCGCTGCCCGGCATGAGCGGTGCGCACTATATCCGTCCATCTGCCGAACAGAACGCCCGTGTATTCCGCAATGCACTTGGGATATTTAAGGATATTGATTGACGTTTTCGCAGGTAAAAGAGGTATCAATCAAACGTGCATGAACTACCTTTATTCTACGAGCCGTCCAAGCTGTTTAATTCCCGCAGGTAGATTGTCCAAGCCGTCCGAGCGATATACGAAAATCCGGGCTTTTTACTCAATTTAGGATATTCGTAGGATATTACAGACCCCCTCTAGCCAATAAAAAATCCCCTCCCGGCGCGATGCCGAGAGGGGAAATAGAGGGGGCTATTAAATGAGCATACCGCAGCCCGTGGTCACGCAATAGACGAATGCCGCGAGCCATCCCAGGATAGCTAGGATGTAAAGCAAGTCTAGGCGCGTCATTTGAAGAGCGTCCCGTCATTGAGTTTGCGCTGCATGGTCATGATAGTGGGTGACTTCCAATCGAGCCTACCGTCAAGCTTGGTCGCGCCGCTTCCGTGCTTCATGCCCCAAGCGATACCGGCGTTAATCGAATCAGGCCCAAGGATACCGTCAGGCTCAACGCCCCACACCTTCTGTACGGCCTTTACTGCGTAGGAACCGGGCGCGTCTCCATCGGGATAGACGTACTCCCAACCTTGTGTGCATCCGCCCATGCGCCATTTGTGCTTCGGGTTTTGGCGCGAAACGATTTTGTCCTTATATGGGCAACCGGCCTGAATCTGAATGGATAGCGTGGTGTTGTATCCCCAAAGGCCGTCCACCGTGATGATGTTGTTCGTCGGCCTTACGATAACGGGCGTATCGTCCACTTCGTCGTAAGGAGGTCGAATGATGTACTGCACGACGCTCCATGAACGTGTGCGCCGCAGCACCTGCCCGTTTCCGGTGTTGAACTCGATGGTTTGGATACCGAGACCACGGCCAAGGTTTAGCTCGACGATGCCGACGTGGTCGCTGTAGCTATCGTCATCGATATTGCCGTCCCAGCGGAACAGCACGATATCGCCTGCTTGGGCGCTCTTGCGGTCAACTACGCGCTTTGCCTTCTTGGCAGCCTCGCGGATAACGCCGCACGCCGCCGTGGGCATGCCGGGGCAAGCCTGCCCGGCCTGGTCGAATGACCACGATTGGCCCATGGCGCAAAATGCGATGCCGTTTTGGGCAAGCCACGCCTGCCCCGTCTTGGATGCCAGCCATCGGCCGTACTTCGTGCCTTGCAGCGGGTCCTTGTGTCGGTCGTACCCGATTTCGCCGCGCTCGATTTGGAGTACCTTATTCGCGGTTGACATAATCGACCTCAATCACATCGCAGATATCGGCCGGGCCGTCCGAGTCGTAGCCTTGGCCGTTGTTCCAGCTCAGGGCTTTCTTCAGGCGCTCTACCTCTTCATCGGAAAGCTCTACGGTCTTCTCTTCATCCATTGCTAGACCTCCTTGGTCGATGCGAGCGGGCTTTTGCCGTCCGCTACCTCAGGCAAGCCGCCCACGCTTGTAAGCAGGCTCACAACGGCGGCCACGCCGGAAACGCTTGCGATCTGAATCCAATCCAAATCGGTGAAGCCCACGGCTCCCGTGCCGATTAGGGACACTGCCGTCTGTGCCGCAGTCTTGATTGCGCGGATGCACGCGGCGATTCCCCAAGCCTTGTATTCGTCCATTTGTGACTTCCTTTCTCTAGTCGGTTCCGCCTGTGCGAAACCTCGCATCGCAGTTGTCTTCGACCCTCTCAACGCGCGTAGTTAGGGCCTGCACCTGCTGCTCTACGCGCGCCAACCGCTCTGAATGGTCATCGAGCTTGCGTGACATCTCACGAACTGCGTCGCGCGTGTCGCTGCACGTCTCCCAGATGCGGTCAAGGCGGTCTCCCATGCGGGCCTTGTCGGTCACGCCCTCTTTCATGGCGGTGAGCCGCCCGATCAAAAACGTCGCGACGGCGATAGACGCGCTGATTACAGCCGTCACCTCGGCGGGTGTTACGGTGTGCTGCATCCTCTTCACCTCCCCCGCCTTCGTCGCTTATTTGCTGTCCAAGTGGATTGTCTAGGGCGCGTCCCTCAATGGACGGGCATGAAAAAGGGGCCTGGTCTCCCAAGCCCCTGTGCCTATAGATTGTCTACCGCGCGTCTACTGCGTGATTTGCTTCCATGCGGATTCGCTGCCGAACGTCCCCGGCTCGATGGTGTTGCCGTCCATGATGGATTCGTACACCACGCCGTATTTCTTGACGCGATCGCCCACAGTGTAGCTCTTGCCCTGCTGCCATTCCTCCACGTCCGTATCGGTGGAGGTGGAGGGCAAGACAGCCGCCCACCTCTGAGGGGATGCAGCGGGCGCTACCGTGTCGCTGGACGTGTGCGCCGCCAGGCACTTGTACAACTTGCCCTGGTATACAACGCGGTCTCCCTGAGCGTAGCAGTGGCCGTCGCTCTCCCACTCGGGGAAGAGCGCGGGGACCTTGAGCGCGTCATCGTCGCTCAAAGACGCGGCCTGCATCTGGGCGAGCGTTGCCGCAGCGTCCGCCACGGTGCCAACGTCCGGCACCACAGTCCACGTCTGAACGATTTGCGTACCGCTGTCGATAAATCCCATTTGGGCGTGATAGCCAGCCGGGATGTTCTCGGGCGCGGTGCTCTCGATAATCGGCACTCCGCCCGTCGTGGTCAGCATCACGATTCCGTTTGTCATGGTGCCTGTAAGCATATAAGGCTCCTTTCATGTGGGTTTATATGGGATTGTGAGGGCGCGGTACCCGAACGGCGATAGCACGCATTACGTAAAGCTTATGAGCTGGTCTTCCGGTGCCTTGTATACGTTTCGTATCGGCAATTACTGCACGTGCATGATTAACGGTTTGGTGAAAACGCCCGCTTCATGGACCGAAGTCACGATAGGCACGCTACCGGAGGAATATCGCCCTGCTCACTGGTTTATTGCGCCGTTTGTCGTGCAAAACAATGCAGCGGCCTGCGGAATTATGAACGTTAGCACGAACGGTGTCGTTCTTCTTCAAGGTAAAGGCAGTTATGGCGGATATAATACGACGGATTACGTATTCGCAAGCATGTCGTACCCGGCGGCGAGCTAGCCGTATATCGCTGTCACCGATGTTGCGTCACCTGCTACGCATGTCGGCCCTTGCCCAAGCGAGTTATACCTCCACGTGCTGTACATCACTTCGGAGAATATGAGAGATTCGCCGTCAAGGCGCACATAACCGCCGTTGAATCTGTAATTCAGTCCTTGTGGCTCTGCCACTCCGAAACGCTGGCTCTTGTCACTTGTGACTATTGGCGCAAGCGTGCCTGTCGATGTGAGCTTGATGTAAATGAGTCGGTCAGACCGTATGCCCGGTATAGATGCTGTGCCGCTGAGACTAATCGAGCCTTGCCACAGTATCTTTACGTAATGCGTGTTATCTGCGTTTGCGAGGATGCCGGTGACAACAGACACATGGGCGTAGGTATCTACGATAACCCTGTCTCCCACCTGGGCGCTAGAGCACGCTACGGTCATTCGCAGCCCGCGCAGGATGCACTCTGATGTGACGCCGTTCACGTCCGTGTAATCGCCCATGCTCACGTCGATAGTTCCATCGCCGTTCACACGGCTCACGGTGGCGAACGTGCGCGAGATTCCGTTGCTCCCGGCCTTTGACGCGCCCGCCTTGGCCGCCTTTTCAAGCGCAAGCCTGCCAAGGTTCCTGACGCGCGTCTCTTCGTCTCTTGCTAAATCCATTCTTACCTCCTGACGAAATGCCTTAACTCTGCGCTCACGGGGCAACCTCCGGTAAGCGATAGCTTCTGGGTGCGAACCTCGAAGATTCCGTTTATGCCACCTGATTTGTAGTTGAAGTTCACGCTGTCGTTGACAGTGATCGGTACGTACGGATGTGAGATGGTCGCACGCAGGATTGTCGCTTGGGCTGTCTTCAACTTGCTCGCGGCAGTCTTGTTCGCGTGCGCCTGGCGCTCGCTGTCGGTCTTGCCGTCCGGCAGGTCGTTGTACGTGTAGCTCTGAGTGATGACGCGCCCACGGCTGACGGTCGACAGCGGGGAATCGGGGTCAGTGTCGTATGCTTCGCCGATAACCACCTTGTCCTCGTTCCCATAGCGCGTGACGATATGGTTGGCAACGCTCGTGATGTCGTGCTCCTCGCTCACGCTCGACTCGAACAGCGCGTTTTTGCCCTCGATGAAATCCCAGCTCGCGCCCTGCGACATGGGGTCCGTGTACTTGCGCAGCAGCACGTTGCCCATCACGTCGGTCTTCGCCGCGCGGAATCCGGCCAGGGAAAGCAGGTCGTTCACCATGCCGAGCTTGGTATCGTCGGAGTCCTCGGTGTTCTGCTCCACGCCCACGCCGTAGGTCCTCACGTTCGTGGTCACGTAGTCCGACGGGTCTGCGATAACGGTCAAGCCCTGCTGCCTGCAAACGTCCGCCGCCGCCTTGACGGCGTTGGTGCCCTTCTCGATAACGACGGGGGTCGCGAACTTATCGTCCAACAGCTCCTGCAAGCGCCCGTACATCTTGACGGCAGAGGTCGAATAGCCCGTGCGCACCTCTCGCGTGGGCGCTACCGGGAGGAAAGTGCCCAGCACAACCGATTCAGTGTGGCCGTCCGCCCATTCAGCTTCGAGGTAGATGCGCACGAAATCAGGCCCCAGGTCGAACTTCCCGGTGCAATTGGTCTCGGCGGTCTCCATGATTCGAACGTCGTTGTTGCGAGTGATCGTGCCGCCCTTTAGGAACGGGATGATACCCACCTCGTTTCCCGTGGCGCGCTCGACGCGCATGAACCGATAGCTCGTGCGCGTCATTCGCTTTGCCCAATAGCTGTCCATTACTCAGGCTCCTCCCATACAACCTCGGTGATGCTTGCCGACACTTCAAACAGGTCGTAACTGCCAGCTGCGTAACTCAGACTCCATTTGGCGTGAACGCGCGCCCGCCTGCCGTATGCGCTTCTGTACCAGCAGACGGCGTTTGCCGGGTCGCGAACGAGCTCACGCAGCTTCAGGTAGTCTTCTTTGCGGTAGATCACATACGAATGGGTGCCCGTCACGTCCATATCGCCATCGGGGTAGAACGTCGGCAACGGGGCGTTGTCGCGCCCCAGGGCGAAATGGAACGTTGTTCCGGTCATCTCGATGCTCTCGGAATCGCTTGCGTTAAGGCCCAGGTAGACGCACTTCTCGGCCGCAACGCCGAAGTTGAACGCTTCCATTCCGTCGATATCGATCAGCGCGCCCTGCTTGAACTCGACGACAGCTCCCGTGGCGGCATACGCGGTCACGCTGTACCAGTACTCGGCGCCGATGGGCGGCAGCACGTCGATGAACTGCTCCCCGTCTTTCATCCCCGTGCCCATGACGAGGGACGAGCCGTCGCTCAGGATTCGAACCACGTCGAACGATACCGCCCTCGGTTCGGTGTCCGCCGCAGTGATCGTGACGCTCGCCATGGCGCGGTCGAGGGTCCTCACGGTCACGGTGGGCACGTCGGGGTGCGCCCATTCCGTCGTGAACTGTACGGAATTCGTGACCTCCAGACCGGAGCCGCCACGGATCGTGATTTGCAGCGCGTAGCCCGATTTGTTCTGAAAGCCATCGGAGCCTGTGAACTCTGTTTCGGTTGTAGGTGCCGCAACGCCTTTCGTCGCCATCACGGCACCGGATGCATCCAGCAGCTTCACGGTCTGGGATACGATTCCGGTCTCGTCGCTTGCTGACCACCTCACCGACAGCGGGAGCCTGTCTATGACGGCACCGGATGCAGGGCTGACGATAGTGAGCGTCGGTGCGGTCTTGACGGAGAACGTCTTGTACGCGCTCCACTCGCCCCAGCTCGCGTCCTGGCCCTTGGTTCGCACTCGCACCTGGTACGCGCCGTTCGCCGCGTCCTCGATGGTGTAGCTCGCCGTTGCTCCCGCGATGTCGTGAATCAGGGATGCGCCGTCCTTGACAACATCCACCTGGGCCGCGCTCTGCGCCGTCCAGTCGGGATGGTTCGGCACCCACGTGATGACGATTCCGGAGCCTGTTGCGTAGACGTTGTTGAGCTTGCCGATGGTGGGCGGGTTCGGCGGGCAGATGGTCACGACATCCGAGGTCTCGCCCCATGCGCCGGGAATGCCCGTCATGGTCGCACGAACGCGGTAGCGCACCGTTCCGGCGGGAGACTTGGTATCGGTGAAAGACAGCCCGTCCTGCGTGTAGGTCACTGCCGCCCACGTCCTGCCCATATCGGTAGAGCGCTCGACATTCCATCCGTCGTGGTACTTCGGTTCCTTGGTCACGGTGACCTTGACGCCCGCCGTGGTCTTCTCCACGGTCAGCTCGGGAGCAAGCGGCGAGGTGTACACGGTCACGGAGTTAGACATATCGCCCGTACCGCCCGGGCCTGTCGCTCGAACGTCATATGAATACTTATGGCCCGCCACGGTAGTGCCGTCCGTGAACGTCGTGACTGCACCTGAGCTGTAAAGGTTCTCGGTACCGCCATCATCTGTGTGGCGGTACACGTTGTTCCCGGTGACTGGTCTCGTTGTCGTGCTGCCAGGGTTCATCCATTTGAGGACGTGCTTCGTGTCGCTCTCCCGCGTGACGGTCAGGCCGGACGGAGCGCTGGGCGCGGAGTACGTGATAGCGGGTACCCACACGTTCGCGCCGCAGGAGGACGTGCCGTTGTGGTAGCCGCCCACGAGCTGCATGGATGCGGAGCAGTAGACGTTGAAGCCGCCCGCGTTTTTGTTAACGGTAACATCTTTGGTGATGAAGAGCTGGTTCACCGTGCCGCCGGACGGCGAGTAGGCCGTCTTACGGCTGCCGGCGGCAGACGGCGTGCTCGCGCTCTGCCCGTTTACCGTGGCCACACCGATAGCGGCAGTGTCGTAGCCCCACGCGATGGAATGGAAGTAGCAGTTGCATCGCACGGTGGCCTGCGTCGCCGTCTGGGAAAGCACGTATGCTTCCATGTAGCACTGCCAGTGCTGCACCACGTTTCCGTATGCGGTAGCCATTTAGCATACCCCCATTTCACTCGTCAGGTTGAATTCGTCGAACAGCGCTTCCATCAGATTGATCGCGCGTTGGCTGCCGTTCGCCCGCACGCCGTCGATGGTCAGCGTGTAGTTGTTGATGGTCGTGTGGCCGCTATTCTGCTTGCCCATCTCGCCAGCGATCATCTTCACGAAAGGCATCGCGTACCGCTTGTTCGTGAGCGGTACGATTGCTTCCGCACCTGCTTCACCGACCATATCGAGCGGGTACCCGGTGCCGGGAACGTTCACGATGGAGCCGCCGTTCGCATGGTAGCGAACCATGCCGCCGTCAGCGTGGGTGCGGATACCGCCTGCTGCCCTTTTTACCTTTTTGTGCACGGTTTCGAGGACATTCCTGGTCACTATTGTCGTGAACTTCGTTGCGAAATTCGTACCATCCCATTTGTTCTGTGCGTCATCGATTGAACTTGTATCGACCTTGACGCTGCCCTTTTTGTCCTTGATTTTTTTGTCGTTGTAGCTCTTGACCTTGCTGCTAGCCTGGTCGAGACTGCCCTTATCGACAACGACTTTTCCGTCTTTGTCCGTAAGGATTGTTCCGTTCCACGTATAGACGTTTCCCTGCGCATCAACAAGGTTCTGGTCATCGACAAGTACGTTTCCGTCCTTGTCTACGAAATCGGTCCCGTTCCACGTGTATACATTGCCCTGTGCATCGACCAATTTCGCATCATCGACCGTGACTTTGCCGTCCTTGTCCAAGAACGGTGTCCCGTTCCAGTTCTGGATAACACCTATCATCTGGCTGACGTTGCCGTTGCAGGATTCCATTAGCTTTGCAAAGTTCTCCGAGCCGACAGCGTTAAGCGTTTCTGTCGAAATTCCGGCTTCCGCGCACGCCGCAGCGAACGAGTCGGCGGATACGCCGGAATTCTCGAATGCCGCTGAAACCTCGTCTCCCCATTCATCGAAGACACTCTTAATCGCATCGACGGTCGTCGCCATCTCTGCCGACTTCTCAGAAAGCCATTCGGCGGATTCTCCCGCTTTGTCCATGGCCTTCTTGTTGTCATCGATGGTCTGGGTAAGCTCCTTCTCCTTGTCGGTAAGCTCCTGCATCTCTTTGGAACGCTTGGTAGTCGACCCCTTTTCTATAATCTCCTCTTCAAGCTCGCTCTTGCGCTTTTGGACGTCAGTGAGCTTTTCTTCCGCAATGGCGAGATTAGCGGCAGCTTCCGCCTGCTGTTCGTAGTATTTCTCGGCAGCGGCCGCATAGCCCTGTTGCCGCGCGTTGTACTTCCATGCTTCGGCGTTGGCCTGGATGATTCCGATACTCTCGGACAGCTTTCCGTTGGCCGCGTCGGTAATCTCAACCGAATTTCCGGTAATCGAGTTGTAGTCCTCGACGGCCTTCTTCAACTTGTTCTGCTCGCTAGCGGAAAGCCCGCTCTTGTTTCCAAGCTCCTCGATAACGCCCACGGAGTAATCGAGCTTCGCGCTGTTCGTATAGATTTCATCCATCGACTTCGCGAAGTCTTCGTTGGTCGCCTTGAGGTCATCGAGCCTGTTGTCAACCTCAAGGTTGCTATATGCGTCCCCGAGGTCTCGAACGTTCGCCGCCGCGTTTCCGGCGATATCCTTGGCACTCTGCATGGCACCGTTCACAAGCTCCTGGCGCTTCTGGTACTCCTGGTACTCCTTCACGGCTTCACCGACCACGAACGAGATTCCGGCGAATGCTGCCGTGATAGCAAGCTGCGGGCCTATCATCCCGATCGTTGCTTTAGCGAAGTTCTTGACCGTGGACAGCGCACCGCCGACGCTAGAGCCGACATTCTTGAATGCGCCGCTAAGGCTAGATGTCGGATATGCGGCCTTCTTCGCATTCTTCGCGATAGACTTCATTCCGGCGGATGCGGCCTTTGAACTGCCAGCCACGCCACGGGCCTTAGCCTCATTGTCAAGCAGCGCATGGGTGGTCTGGGAGATTGAACTGGCGGCCTTGTTGTACTCCTTAGAGGAACCGGACCACGCCTTGACTTGCTCGCCGTTCGCTTGCAGAGAGTCACGCGCGGCAACGGCTTCCTTCACGAGAGCGGTTTTCTTCTGCTCGATAGCGTCAGCCGCCTTCTTGGATGCGCCTACTTGTTCGTCGCTTAATTTATTGAACTTGCCCTCGAAGTCACCAAGCACCTTGGCGGAATCGGTCATCTTCTCCCAAGCGGCGATATAGTTCTCAGCCCCACCAGCAGCTTTTGCCGCTTCGTTTCTAACGGTCCCAAGGCTGGTGGACATGAGCTTCGAGCTTGCGTACACGCGCATCTGGCTACCGTCCGTAGTGCTCAGCGCATCCTTGTAGACACCTACGGACTGGATGAACTTGCCGATAGCATCGACCGGGGCGGAGAAGCCCTTGAGCAAGCGCCCAGTCACTGACAGCACAGGACCCGCAGCGGCCACGATACCAGCAAACGCCAGCACCGTGCGCTGTCCCGCTTCGTCCATGTTCGCGAAGCCGTCCGCCAGGTTCGCCACGCCGTCAATAAGGGGCTGACATGCGTTGAGCGCGTCGATAACGGCATCGACCAATGGGCGGCCCACAGTGATCGCGATTTCATCGACCTTGTTCTTAAGCACCTGCAAGCGGGATGCCAGGCTCTCGTTCCTCTGGTCCACCTCGTTTTGCAGGGCGCTGTTCTGGTCCCATGCGGTGTTGGCACGCTCGACGGATTCACGCAGCAGGTCACCTGCGCCAGCCAGACGGCGCATGGTATCGGAGTTTCGGACGTTGTTGATACCGAGCTTCTCAAGCGTGACGTTCATGTCCTCGCCGGATTTGGAACTCTTTCCCAAGCCCTCAACAAGAAGCTCGATGGCTTCCATCGGCTTCGTCTTCCACTTGTTAGCGAACTCTTCGGCACTCAGGCCGGACACGCGCGCGTACTCCTGAACCTTATCGGTTCCGTTCGCGACGTTCTTGGAGATATCCTGGATGATTCGCGTCATGGCGGAGCCGCCCGCTTCGGCCTTGATGCCGAGCGAGGACATAGCACCGGACATGCCGAGAATTTCGGCCTGCGAGAAGTTGGCTGCACTAGACACGCCAGCCAGGCGCAGGGCCATAGCGGAGATATCCTTTTCGGTTGTAGCCAGATGGTTGCCAAGGTCAACAATCGTTGAGCCGTAGTTCTGGAACTTATCGTGGCTCATTTGCGTGATGTTCGCGAACTGGGCCATCTCCGTGCCAGCTGTCTCGAAATCCATGTTGGTCGCGATATCGAGACCTGAGACGGTCTTGGCGAACGACTCAAGTTCATCGTCGGCAACGCCCAACTGAGCGCCCAACGCTTCGATGTTCAAGATCGTCTCTGCGGTCACGGGCTGCTTGGTGGACAAGTCGAGCGCCGAATCTCCAAGCTTCTGCAACTGCTGTTCGGTCAAGTCTGAGGTCTTGCGGACGTTCGCAAGGGCGGTATCGAAGCTTACTGCTGCCTGTGCCGCATACGTTCCCATAGCTACCATGGGCACCGTGACGCTCTTGGTGAGCATATCGCCCATCTTCGCCATCTTGTCACCGGAGTTGTACATCTTGCCGGCGACCTCGGCGATCTTACCGCCAGCCTTGACCCAACCGCTGCTCACGGATTCGGAGCTTGCAGCCGCCAGGACGGACATTCGACGCATGGCCTTCTCGGCACTCTCGATGCCCTTGCCGTTATATTTCGCGTTGACCGCGATTGTGATTGATGCCTTGCCCATCGCTATTCAACTCCAACGCGGTCAGCGACCTTTTTTACCTCGTCGTTGACGCTCTCGATGATGTGCTCCTCGTCCTCAAGAATCGCCTTGAGGAGCGCACGCGGTGGTGCGCTGCCGTGCGGAACGCCCGCACGCCGCCCGGCGCGCTCGCCAGTGAGAATGAGCGCGCCGATGTTCGCGAACTCGATGACGCCGCCGCCCGGGTCACCGGAGCGGAATACGACGCCGTTCGCACGCTGTCTGAGTGAAAGTGAATGGGCGTATGAGCCTGTCGGGTTGCCGCCCAGGCCGCTCGCGTAGCCCCTGGCCTTCTGCAACGTCGGTTGGCAGACTTCCTCGATTCGCTTCTTCAACGCCTTGGCCATGGACTTATCGACGAGATTCAGGGCTTCGATGGTCTCGTCCAAGTTCTGAACCTCAATCGTGTACATGCTTCACCTCGTCCATGGCCGTATGTCGTGGTCTATTCGTTGCTTGATAAACGCGCCTTGGCCGCTTCCCTCTCGGCCCTCAGCCTGTCGCGGGCCTCGTTGATGCCCTCGCCCACCTTGCGCCAGTCCCCGTCTCCGCCAGCCCTGTTCGCCGCTTCCTCCTTGAGGGTGAGAACGGTGTCGTAAAGCATCTGGTCGAATATGGCCGGGTAGTCGAAAGCGAGGTCTATCGCGTCCTTGACGGAGCCGCCCGCGTACCTTGCGAGCGCTAGGAGAGTGCGCCCGCATCCTCCGTAGGGTTTGCGCTGCCCTCGGGGTCCTCGCCGCCCTCGTCGGTCTGGGCGTCCTCGTTGACCTCGTAGTAGGTCTCAACCTGGTCCATCAGGTCGAGCACGCGGTCATGCGTCATATCGCGCTTGCTCTTCGGCAACTCGACAACAGGGGTGCCGTTCGCTTCTGCGGAGAGGAAGCCCCACAGGGCCATGAACATGTTGATCTCGGGGTTGTTCCTGGGTTCAGCGCCGCCGAACAGGTAAATCTTCGCTCGGTTCAAAGCGCCCTGACGCGCCATGCAGGTGGTCTCCTCGCCGGTCTCGCAGTTGACGAAACGGAACATGTCATTAGCCATGTCGTTAGCTCCCTTCGTAGCTTGTTTACGCCTGCGATTGTCGAATGCGCGTCCCCCATAAAAAGAAAGGAGGGCGCGTGGCCCTCCCCTCTTCCGAGTCGATATGTGCGAGCTGCTTTAATCGAGCGGTTTTAATCGAACGGCTTTAAGCCGTGTAGCTCGCGACGTTGTTGCGGATGATGACCGTCACGGGAGACTCGCTCGCGCTGGTGACGATTGCCGCGTCCGTGGTGAACTGGATGGTGGCCTCGCTGCCGGAGGGGTCTACCTCCGGGAACTCCGCGGTGAACGGGATGTGGTCAGCCTTGATCTCAAGCGTGTAGTCCGGGTTGTCCGTATGGAAGAACTTCGCGTACACGCTGCCGAGAACGACCTTGCCCGTGATGTCCGTGGAGGTGGTGGAGCCGGTGAGAAGCTTCTGGTACTCCTTAAGGTCATCGGGGATGGTGGTCACGGAGATACCAGCGGAAAGCTTGCCCTCGGCGATCTCGCGCGGGGTCACGCGGCCAAGGGAGGTGAGCGCGGAGACGTTGTTTCCGAACGTGAAGGAGCACTCGGATACGAGCGCCTCTGCGGGCGTGGAGCCTGCTGCATCGAGCTTGAACGTGCAGTCCGTGGTGGTGTACTTGCCGTCGAAGCAGGAGGCGGGCTTGTCTCCGGGGATCTTGTCGATACCAACCTTGCCGTCCAGACCCTGGAAGGATGCGGTCATGGCAAGGTGCTCGTTGCCGGAGGCGCTGATCTCAAGGGAATCGCACTTGCAGCCGTCGGCGCGGGCGAAGCCGTTCACGCCCACCTGGGACCAGATGGTGAAGTACGGGAGGACATCGCCCATGGTGAACGTGTGCTCGTACAGGGGCTTGCCCTCGGTACCTACGCTCTTGGAGACGCAAGCGCCGAGTGCCGCGTACAGGTACTCGCCGAAAGCATCCGGGTAGCACAGGGACTGAATGTTGGGCGTGATGGAGATGGAGTCCACGCGGGCGTCGGACGGGGCGCGGGTGCCGCACGCGACGTCGGTGTTGGCGATGGAGCGGGATGCGCCGAACGGGGAGCCGCCGGTCAAGCCGTGGACGTAGGTCGGCGCGGTCGCCGGGGTATCGCGGTCTGCTTGCTTTGCGATACCCACCAGGCCGATAGAGGGATTGATAGCCATATGTAACTCCTAGTCACTCGATTGGGTCTATATCTACAGAAACGCGGATGCCGCAGTTGATCGCCGCGATGAACTGCTTGTCGCGCGTCGCGGTGCCGACGGATACGTAGAAGGGTTTGGCGTGGGAGACGTGGCCGCCAAGCGTCTTGTCTGCCGCGACCAGGCCGCAAAGCTTCTCGAAACCGTTCAGGAGAACTTTCGACGCGTCCCACACATCGGCGCGAACGCACCACGCTTCAAGCGGTATCTCGAAATCGAGCCGATACGCGCTCCTCGCACGCCCCATGGCGCTCACGGTCGAGGTCGACAAGTCCGATACCTCCATCGACTGAACCGCTTCTCGCACGATCGCTTCGTGCGGCTTCATGACGTTGGAGCCGCCGATAGAGGTGAGGAACTTCACTGGGGCGCTGCCGAACGCCTTCTGCCAGATAGGCAGAACGTACTCGATGGTCGAGGAGATGACGTCTTCCACAGCGGCCCCCTAACCGATGATGTAGTCTGCAAGGCCGTAGCGCTTGATGAGCGCATTCACCTCGGGAAGGGAGGTTGCGGCGCCGTTCACGCCGCCGATGATGAAGTTGAGGACTCCCGTGTCGGTGGATTCGGACGTTGCGTTGTCGGGGCGGTTGGACGGGGACAGGTACCAGGCGGCCAGGGCCACGACGGCGGTATTCACCTCGATTGGCGTCGGTGACATTCCAAGCTCGGCGATGACCTCGGCGAACGTGGATGCGGGGAGGTTCGACACGTCGAACATGCAATCGCTTGCACGCCCGACGTACACGGCCTTCCCGTCCTGCCCGGTCGCGCGGATGACGGAGCGGACGTCAGAAGCCGTCCCGTCTCCCGTGATTCCCATCGTGCGCGGGGTGCATCGCGGGCGGTCTACGGTCACGCGCCTGATGACGGGCTGGAAGAACCTGCGGGCCTCGTGCTCGATGACCTCTTCCGCCTTGGCGATAGCCGCCAAAACGTCTTCGTCGCTTGTTTCAGCAAGCTGGTACTCGTCCGCACGGTACGAGCGAACCTCGTCGGGCGTGCAGTAGCGGGATGCGACCACATCGACCTCGGCTTGCACGGCAGCGCCGGAGACCTGCCACTCGACGGTGAGCAGCTCTGGGGCGCGGGTCACGGTGAGGGCGAACTTGCCGCCCTTCTGCTTCAACTCATAGGTATCCCCGGTGGTTGCAGCCGTGACCTTGCAGGTGGCGGGAGCGCCCTTCAGGGCAACTCCCGCAGCAAGCTCATCAAGCGCGAACCTGATCCGGGTGGATGGTTTCAGCGCTTCCATGGTTATCGGGTGATTCCGGTATCGGCCAGGTAGGAGAACGCCTTGGGGTAGGTGTTCTTCAGGCCGTGACGGCCCTCGGCGCGGATGGTTGCCTCGTTGAACGCAAACTGGTTGCCGACCAGGCCGACCTGGATGGAATCGGTCTCCTTGGTGAAGACGGTAGCCGCCTGGTTCCAATAGGCCATCATGCCGTAGGTGGTCTTGTCGGTATCGGATACAGTGGTGGTCTTGTCGGTATCGGATACAGTGGTGGTCTTGTCGGTCTCGGATACAGTGGTGGTCTCGGCGAGGTTCAGGTCCTCGACAACCTGGAGACCCCACAGCTTGCCGCCCACGACAGCGTTGATGTAGCGACCGTTCTTGTCCTTCATCAGCTCAAGGGACTCAGCCACGATCGGGTGCATGGCGACGTGGGTCGCGCGGAATCCGGTAGCCAGGAAGATATCCGTGGTCATGCGACGAACGGAATCTGCGAGATCGTCTCCGGTCTTCTTGGCGTACTTCTGAACGTTCTCGTTCTTAAGGATGCCCTTGATAGTGTTGGAAGCGCCGGTGCCGTTAAGAATCTCGGATGCGAGCTTCATGCGCAGGCCGAACAGAAGCTCGGTGTTGATAAGAGCGTGGAGCTGGCCGAAATCCTTGATCTGCTGCTCAAGGACGGGCATGAGGTGGGCGATGGTCTCGATATACGCAGACGCCTGCTTCCAGCCCATGGTGGAAGACGGCTTCTCGTTACCAGGGGTCCACACGGCGGCGTTGTTCGCGTACTTGGACTCGTCCTTCTCGAAGTAGGTGAGAACGTCGGCGTTGGTGGTTGCGGTGGGGAGGGTATCGAGGATACCGAAGTTGGGCAGCGCGTCGGAAGTCTGGCGCGGGAGGTTCCAATCGATCTGCTCCACACCGGGAAGGCCGAAGTTGGTATACGGTTTGTCGGATGCGTTGAGAACGTTTGCGGTGAGGGTCTGGCCGAAGGAGAGACCCTTGAAGGAATCGCGGGGACCCATCAGCTGGTCGATGATATCGACGGGCTTCTTGGCCTGAGCGCCGTCGGGGTCTGCCAGGGGCACGCCGCCGGCGTTGCGAATCTTCTCCTCCTCGGCGAGAACGTCGCTGAGCATGTCGTTCAGGGACTTCTGCTCGCCCTTGTACTGGTTGATGCTGTCGCGGAATGCGTCCTTGGCGTCGCCCTCGGCAGCGTTGAACTTGGCCTGGGCGTCGGCGATCTTGTTGTCGAGGTCGAGAAGTTCGTTATGGATCTGGATAGAGGATTTCATGTAGGCTCCTTAGTATTTCAGGAACTGACCGTTCACGCACACGGTTCGTGCAGCGGCCCCCGCTGCGACCTCCACGGACCCCGTGACGGCCTTTCCATCGTCTGCACCGTCGATGGTCGCGCCCTCGTCCCCCACAGGCTTCTCGTCGGCCTTTTCGTCTTCCTCGTCGCTAGTGTTCTTGGCCTTTTCGTCGCTTGTTAACAGGCCATCCGGCGCGTTGCGGAACCGCTTCATGTCCTCGCATCTGACGCACGCGGCGATGGGTTCGGAATCGCTCATGCGGTCCACAAGGCCGAACTCGACAGCTTCCTGGGCGGTGAACCAGGTCTCCGCGTCCATAAGCCCCTCGATTTCATCGACCGTGCGCCCGGTCTTGCGCGCGTACTGGGCGGAGATGGTCGAACGCGCCTTGTCCAGCATGTCGGCCTTCTTGCGCATGTCCTCCGCGTCGCCCACCGCAAAATCCCACGGGTTGTGAATCATCATGAGGGCGGAGGGGTTGATTACCACATCGTCTGCGGTGAGGGCGAAGTAGGATGCAGCAGAAGCTGCAAGGCCCTCGATTGAAGCGGTCGTGTGGCCCTTATATCCGCGCAGGGCTTCGGCCATGGTGTTCGCGTCGAACACGCTTCCACCGGAGGAGTTGATATGGATTGTCACGTCCTCGCCGTCAGCGTCGCGCAGGGCGCGGACGAACGAGACAGCCGTCACGCCACCCTCGTCAAACTCGTCCCCGATACCGCCGTAAACGTCAATGTCCAGCATTTTCGATAATCCTTTCAACGTCAGATTCGATGTCGTATTCGATTCGCTCCATCAGGCACGCGGTGGCGTACGGCTTCAGGACCTTGGTCGCGAAGTCACGGGTCTTCTCGCAATCGCCGCTCTCGACCACCCGTTGCTTGATTCGTGCCTCCATGTCCGCATGGATCGCATCGAGACCGGAGCCGCCGTTCCCATCGCCCGCGTAATCGTCGGTGCCCTCGCCCGAACCGCCGCGCAATAGCCCGGCACGGGTGCTCGCCGGGATGACCTCGCCGGTCTCCGGGTCCACGGCGTCGTATGCGGTGGAGCGCATGAAGTATTGGCCGCCCTCGTAAGGGGCGATATCCTCCTTGGCGCGGGTCTCGTTCGGGCAGTAGATGCCCGCGTAGATTCCGATTCGGTAGCCGTCCATGCGGTCCTTGTAGGAGCCGCGCAGAAGCCCGTTCATGTCGAACTGCACGTAGCAGTCGTAAAGGCCGATGCTCCACAGGATTCGGGAGAACGCGCGCTCGATCTCCACGCACTCGGGGACGAGCGTCTTGTTCGCGAAGTTCAAAGAACCCTGCTCGACGTTCGAGTAGGTTGCATGTGAGAGGTCGTAGACCTCCTGAGGCGGAACGGAGAGGGTTCGGCAGAGCTGTTGCAGAATCCACTTCTCCTGCTCGACCAAAGACATATCGACCATTGACTGGCCCGTCGTGTGGTAGGTCAGGCCGTTGTCGAAGATACGCACCTTGCCGGCGTTGACCACGCCGCCGCCGTCTTGAAGCTGCTCTTTCAGCTTGTCCATGTCCTGCGGGTTCATCTTGGCCGGGGTCTCAAGCCAGCCGGGGAAGTTGCCCTGCCCGCCCAGGAGGTGACTGTAGAAGTCCTCGAGGTCGATGGACATGTTCAGCTCGCTCGCCGCAAGCTCGGCCAGGGACACGCCGTGCAGGCCGTCCGGGTCCGTGACGGGAGACTTCACCCACACGATCTCGTAGGCGAGGTAGCGCCCCGGTTTCGTGAACTTGTCCCCGCCGTAGTTGAATACCGGCTTCCCACCAGCGCCTATCTCTATCGTCGGGATTCCAGACATGGGCCACAGCGCCGTGATCTTCGCGTCGGTCCACTCGACGCGCACGAACGCTTCCCCCATCGCATCCTTCGTCATATCGAGCCATCGCAAGCCCTCGGTGGCGCTGACGAACGGGTTCCATTCCGTACGCAGCAGCCGCGCGAGGTCCTTCGCCGCGTGCCGGTTCGATATCTTGCGCACGCCCTTGTCACGCTCGAACACGTTCACCGGGAGTGATGCCAGCGGCCTGGCCTTCGCCAACGCGCACGCGCGGTACGCATTGGAGTAGTACGCCGTCGCATGGCACTCCTTGAAATTGATTTCTTCTTTTCCGTCTACGCTGAAAAACGAGTACCCGCTTGCCGTGATAGCCGGGTCTATAGACATGTGCCGCACTACGGCCCCGCCGATAGCATCGGCCAGCTTGGAGGTGAAAAAGCCCATGGCGCTCCTTTCTATCAGAAGCGATGATGCTTCCCGGGTCCCCCATCAACGGTTCTTCGCAGATGGGGCGGGGCACCATGGGTTGCTCGCTATACGTACAGGTCGATGGACCAGGCGTTGGGCGATTCGCTCTCGTTGTTGTCGAACGCCCACATCGCCATAGCGGCAGCTACGGCAGCGTCGATGCGCTTCGTCCCCTGTCCGTGCCTGCCCTTGTACGACGCGAGCCGCCTGCCGTATGCCTTCGATTCGGCGGAAACCGCATTCTTGCAGTGCTCTGGCAGCACCTCGACGTTGGCGAAAGATGCGCTCTTGGTGGATACCGCGCGCGCCAGCAGCTCGGATGCCGGGCACATGATGGATGGGGTCTGTGCTACCTCGGCCAGAACAAGGCCGTGGGTTCGCTCTAGCCAGTTCGTCAGGAACTGCATTCGCGCGGGGTCCGCGCAGATGAAAGGCCCGCCGTAGTCCGCAGCCAACTTGAGAAGAACGTCCGCGACCTCGGTCAAGTCATACGTGGATTGGCCGAGTGCGGGCTTCTCCCAGCAATACTCCTCGAACGCCCACTTCTCGCCCTGGCGCTGCGCGCACACCACGGCCAGGGTGTCGCCGCGTACAGCGCCGTCGATTCCCACCGTGTACCATGAGTCGTGGTCGATGCTCAGGGGTTCGAGCTTCTTGCAGGCGTCAATGTCCTTGCCGCGCATGAACGGCTCCTCTACCGCGTCCATGGGTGTTCTGTTCAGGTAGTAGCGAACGAAACCGGGGCCGGGCGTGCCGTCTTCAAGCTTGTCGGATTCGTATTGCTCCTCTAGCTCCTCCATCGTGATGCGGCCCGCTGCGGTGATCTTTCGCCACGTCCTGCGGTCTGCGGGGTTGTCCTGATCGGTGATGCCAAGCCAGCACACGAACGCGTGCTTGTCGCGCTTTAGCTTCTGGTACAGCTTGAACAGGAAACCGTCTCGCGAGCTACCAGCCGTCGTGATGCCGATCGTCACGGCATTCCAGATTTTCGCCTGGCCGGACGTTCCCGCCTTCCAAACAGCATCGTCGCGCCATACGTGGATTTCATCGCCGATAAGGACATGGAAGTGCTTGCCCTGCAACGCCGCTTCCTTGTACGGGTAGACGTGTATCTCCTGCCCGGTCTCGATATTGCGGATAACGTCTTTGTAAACCTTCCACTGCGACTTTAAGGTTTCGTTCGCGTTGATGATGGTCGCGATATAGCTCTTGACCATCGCGGTGTTCTCCTTGGAGTCTGCCACGATGCCGTACTGGCCGTTCGGCAATGGCTCCATCGTCGCGATGGTCAAGACCAGGCACGCGGCCAGCTGCGACTTGCCGAACGCGCGGTGGACGCCGATAAGAACGCGCCTGTACCTGCGCCTGAAACGCCCGGTGGCCTTATCGACCTCGCCCGTTCCGAACAGCGGTCTCCAGATGTTCTGCATCAGCCAATCGGATACGCGGTACGGCTGCCCGCACAGCTCGGATTCGCCCGCATACGTAAGGAACGTCTCGGCGAACACGCGGGTTCGCTCGACTTGGAACTCACCCGCCTTGCCCAGCCTTCCGCATTTTGTCCTGTAGCTCACTTTCGACCACTGATAGCTCGGTCTATCTGCTCCGCGATCGACAGCTGCGCCGCCGTGCCCATAGCCTTAGTGAGACCCAGGCGTGCGCGGGCGAAACGGGAGATACCAAGCTCCTGCGCCAGCTTGAGCACGGATTTCTCAGCATCCCACATGACGCGCATGTACGGGTTCTGCTTCAACTTCACGCCGTACTCGTCCGGCTCCTCTATGAGAGTCTGCATGCCGCCCTCACTCTTATATATATGTGCGCGGCAGTCCTCAAGTATCGCGATGTTGAACACGAGCTGTTGCACCACGGGAGCGTCGCAGGCGTCGAACGCTGCCCCGCTGCCAACGGTCGTTTCCCAAATCTCGTGCATATGGGGGTCCGCCGCGATCTCGGCAGGCTCGACCAACTGCATATCGTCCACGTCGATCGTTGTCGCTGCCGCCAAATCGGCGGTACTCGTCTTCCGGCGCACGGCCAGAGCATCAGGTTTGCGCCCTTTCATAGACCCAGCCCCCTCAGCACGCCAAGAACGCCATCGGATATAGCGCCGCACATCTGGCGATACTCAACGGGGCCGCGCTTGGATGCAGCGTCGAAAAACGCCGCGTCTCCCTTTAGATTGACCACGCTATTCGTGATGTTCGCTTTGGTTATGGGTCTTCCCGGTGGCGGAACGTGTACCGTAGCGCCCACCATAGTATATGGAGCAGGTGAACCGCCCTTATTTTTCCAGTAATTGCCGGAACACCTGCATGTATCGCAACAATATTTACTTCTTCGCGTCTTTGCCAGGTATTTTCTCCCGCAAAACGCACACGTTTTCTCGACCATATGCACCACCTTTTTAGCTGGTAAACATGGTCATACGCGGGTACCCCATTCCGTTGGTTCCGTTGAAAACGCCAATTTCGTATCGGTAAAAAAATGAG